TTCTTCATCTGCTCCCGGCACCGTCAGCCAGTCTTCTTCGCTTTCAACGTGCGTGATACCGGACACGGCCACCGGCAGGATGCGGAAATACCCCGGCGCAAGGTTGTACGCGGCCCCGGCCTGCATTGCCCTGACCGGCACCAGTGCGCTGGCCACGCCTGACGCAATAGTAAAATCACCCGTAGTGACCAGCTCGTAAACCACGCCGTTGATGCGCTCGGTCAGAACCCGTGTGCCTGCCGTCACCACCACCTCAGCACCGGCGCTTTCTTTCCAGAACCGGATCACGCCCTCCGCACGGCTCGCCGGTTTGGCTGTCACGTTCACCGCCCATGCCAGCAGGCGCAGCAGCTTGCCGCTGGCGGTGGCCACAAACATATTGGCCAGCACGGTGTTCACCAGCACATCGACCAGCCACAGCACCGGCGCGGTAATAATGGCCGTGACCAGCCGCCAGAATGGCGACATTCGGGATGTGTTGGTGATAAGCCCCTCTTCAGCTGCAATCGCGGTGAACTTCGCGCGAAGCTCCGCATCCGTCACCGGCATCCCGCTGGCCTTCACCACCTCCGTAAAATCAACCTGCGGCTTTTCCGTCATATATCCACTCCGTAAGAAATCGCGCCGAACTCATACGTGCTGGCCGTCACCCAGAGGCGGGAAAGCGTTTCCTCGGTCAGCTCAATGGTGCCGGGGATAATCCGCTCATCGTCCTCAATCAGCAGCTCAAGACGCGTCAGAATATCGGCGCGCAATGTCGGGCTTCTCTCGGCGATCATTTCTGTCAGCAGGCCGGATTCAAGAATGGCGTGCGCAATATCCTGCTGAATACTTTTGCGGTTATTACACGTCACGGGTTCATTACCCGTATTTAAAACAAAGTCGCCATTCTCAATAAGCAGATCGATATAAAGTAATTGACTCATCCGGCAAGCTCCTGCCACTCGGTTAATTGCTGCGGCGTCATTCCGTTCGCCATATTAATTTCCACCTTATCAATCCGGCGGCTGTTATCCGTGACGGCGCGGCTGTTGCTATTAATGGTTTTACTCACGCCGCCGGAATCAATACCTTTAAGCTGTCCGCCGGTAGATAAGTTATTTTCCATGACCGGCGGCGTCGGCACGGGTGCACCCAGCTCCGAAATATCAATGCCTGGAATTTTATTCAGCTTTGAAATAATCCAGTTCAGTGAACTCAGCGCCGTCTGCTTTATGCTGTCCCATAAATTGGCGAACAACTTTATAATCCCGGACGCCATGCCGCCTAACGTCGCCGTGACGGAAAAGCCGGACAGCAGCGCGACGAAACTATTCCAGCCGTCTTTGATGGAGGCCCACGCCTTGCCAAACACCCCAGCCACGTATTCAATCGCCGCCGTCACCACCTGAAAGGCCGCGGTATCCATTACCGCCGCTTTCACCGCGTCCCAGTGAGAAATCAGCAGGTAGCAACCCGCACCCAGCAGCGCAATCGCGCCGACGATCAGCAGAATGGGCCAGCTCATAAAGTTAATGGCCGTCCCGGTCAGCATGGCCGCCATGCGTACCGCCAGCAGGACGCCGCGCAGTGTGCGCATGACGGCGGCATAAGCCAGCGTGGCTTTCTGCGCCAGCCACAGCGCCCCGGTGTACAGCTTTGTCACCAGCAGCAGACCGCGCCAGATGGCCGTCAGCCCAACCATCACGAAGCCGCCCACGCCCATCACGATATTGGCCAGCGCACCGGCTCCGGCAAAACTCAGCACCGCCAGCGCAACATAACCCACCACGCGCGCGATGTTCGGGAACATCTGCATCCAGCGCGCAAACGTCTGCCCCATATCCGCCAGGCGGTTCAGCAGCGGATACAGCACCGGGATAAGCGTCATCCCGATCACGCGCCGGATGGCCGTCAGGATTTCAATGAACCTGTCCCACGGCTTCACCATCTTCGCGGCCATTTCCTGCGTGCGCTTAAGCCCGTCGCTCCCGCCCAGCTCGGTAATGTTGCGCTGAAGCGTGCCGACGTTGCCCCACAGCTGCTTGACCACCGCCGAACTGTCACCGAACGCGTCATCAAGCGCCTTCTGCGCCTCCACGTTTCCGGCGATGCTGTCGCCGTATTTGCCCTGTAATTTGGTCAGGATCTCCGGCATAGACAGCATCTGGCCAGCCGAATTTTTAAAGCTCAGCCCCAGCTTTTTGGCACCGTCTTCGGCTCCGGTCAGAAAGCCTTCATACGCGCCGGACGCCTCTGAACCCAGCGTGCGCTGTAGCTCACCCATCACGGCCAGCTGCTCATTCAGCCCGACGCCATAGTTTGTGCCGACGCCGCGCGCGCCTTCCATCAGGTCTTTAACCAGCCCCATTTCCACGCCGAAGCGCTGGCGCATAAACGCCATTTTGTCGGCCAGCTGCTCGGCAAACTGCACCTTGCCCAGCCTGTCCGCTTCTTCCCTGAAGTTGCCAAACATCTGGCCCAGAAACTCCGCCGACTCCGCCGCCGAACTGCCCACCGCCGCCGCCATCAGGTTGGCCACCTGCGTGACTTTGGGCAGCTCGGTGCCGGTAAGTCCGCCAATGGCCGCGTTAATGCTGGACGTTGACTGCACGAACTCCACCGCGCTTTTGCCGTAGGTCATGGCGAAGGTGTTCGCGTCTTTCTCCACCTGCTTCAGCGCTGAACTGTCAATGCCACGCGCTGACTGCTCCTGAAGCGCGTCGTACATTTCAATCGCCGGGCCAAGCGCGCCCTTAATGGCCTGCCCGACGCCCCACAGCGCCGCCCCGCCCACGGCAACCCGCTGGAATGAGGCGCGGGATTTATCCGCAAACTCCGTCACGCCTGCCTGCGCCTGTCGCAGCGGCCGCGTCACTTTGTCGATCAGCGCTAACGTAAATTCCAGCTGCCTCATTCGCTTCCCTTAAGTGCCAGCGCGATGCCGTTGGCGACGGCAATGCGCTGGTTTTCCCAGTAACGGTTATCAAGCCACAACGCGGCGGAAAGGCTGTCTAAACTGTCTTCCTCACCGGGAAGCCAGCGACGGCGCAAAATTGAATATTGTTCGAGTCCGTTGGTATCAATATTACGAACCCGCTCGGTTAGTTTTTTACGGTGATTTCCAGTTCCGGCGTATATTCATCCAGAACCTTACCCACAATCTGTAAAGCCGCACCGGGACGCTCCAGCAGCTCTGTCAGCGCTTCCTTTGTTTCCGGGGTTACGATGCGCACCAGAAAGTTATGCGCCGGGGAAACTTTATTTCCCATCGTGATTTCGTTGATATATTTGTTATAGGCGGTGACGTTCGGGGAAAAAGAAACGTCTTTACCCGCAATTTTCATTTCAATTAATTTTTCACTCATAGTTCTTTTTCTCTCTTAATATAATTTCATCAACAATCAGATTGTGGCGAGCCGCACAGGCTGAATAAAGTTCAACCCACGTCGTTAATAATTCCGCTGCTGCTCTGCCGTCATTTCCCTGTAATCGTGGAAGATTAACCGGGCATTTAGTTTTTAGATTTTCCTGAAAGGGTACGCTCTGCTTTTTCGCTGGCTTCGTTGTACATGCGGACAAAGTCATCAGACACGCACACGTTAGTAAAAACAGGCTTAACCACTTCAGTGCGTAATCCGTCGGGGATCGCACCTTTTAACTCCTCCAGTTTTATCTCAAGCGCTCTGGCCGATTCGCTGGCCACGCCCTGCAACTCACTGCGCGCCTTATCGGCGGCCAGCCCGGCGGCACGTTCGGCCACCAGTTCCACGCTGTCGCGCTGCCAGTTTGCACCCGTCCAGCCTGCCCAGAACGCCAGCGC